GAAAGACGTAAAGAGTACAACGCATACCAGAAAAGTAAACGTGAAGATGTCAAAGAACAAAACTGTGGATGTGGTAAGACTCCATGCGAGACATACGGTGACGTTGACGAAGCAATGAACCCCAAGGACAAAGCAAAACGTCTAAAACTGATTAAGAAAGCAGTTGAGAGAATCAATAAGAACAATGCTGAGAAAGCAAAGAAAGATGCACTCAGAATGATGAAGGACTCTGGGATGTTTGATGAGTCTGTAGAGATCACTGAGGGTAAGCAATCTTACGTAGATCAAATGCGTGATATTGTTGCAAAGAAATCAGCAAAGAAAATTAACGGTGTAATGGTAGATATGTTTACAGCATCTGCCGTAGTAAAAGTCTATGATGCCATAAACGACACCAACAAGGCAAAGATGGATAAAATGACTGTCCCTGCCATGGCAAACGTAGCATTCAAATTAATGAAAAAGTAATATAGGAGTAAAATTGATAGATAGGATTTGGAGAAAGTTCTCCCACATGATGAAACGTAATAGAATTCAACGAGTATGGAACAAGGTACTATAAAAGAATGAAAAAATTTAACGACTACAACGAGATAGATGCACATTGTGAATGCAATGATCTATTTGAGGACTTGGTGATAACTGAGTCAGAATACCAAGGTAAGAAGGTGAAACTAAATGATCCTATTCGCACATCCGAGAACCCAAATAAGAAGTTCAAGGTATATGTGAAGAATGACCAAGGTAATGTTGTAGTCGTGCGTTTCGGAGATCCGAAAATGTCAATCAAACGTGATGATCCTAAACGTAGGGCATCATTCAGAGCACGACACGACTGTGCAAATCCTGGCCCAAAGCACAAAGCAAGGTACTGGAGTTGTTATCAGTGGCGTGGTGGTGCTAAAGTAGACAATTAATATAAATAGAAGTAATCACAGGAACTAAAATGGCAGACTTATCAGATCAACGACTCAGTCGGATCGAAGAAAAAATAGACAAACTATCCGATGCGATGGTAAGTTTAGCACGTACTGAAGAAAAGATCCTTGCGATGGAAAAGCAACACCAGAATACGTATGAACGTATGAACAAGTTTAGTTTAAAACTTGACGTTATAGAAGCAAAAGTAAACGACAACGCTCACACAGTGGGTATTATAAATAAAGTTACATTTATAGGTGTGGCATCAATAATTGGTGCTATCATCAAAATGTTTTGGTTTTAGGAGACCGCAATTATGACTGATATAAGAAAAACAATGGAGGCATATTTGTCAATGGTCTCCGAAAAAGAAGACCTCGATGAAGGTATGACTAAGGCACAGGCTGCGGGAGCACGTAACCGTGGTGAGTCTAAGTTAGATCCTGTCGATGATAAAGCAAACGATAAGAAGTTCAAGAATCGTAAAGACAAGGACATCGATAATGATGGAGATGTAGATTCTTCGGACGAATTCCTGCACAAGAGACGCAAGGCAATCGACAACGAGAAAGACGGTGGAGAGAAACCTGCTAAGAACGAAAAGGTCAAAGCAAAAGAAGGTGAGACCGAAGCAGAGAAGGATGAAAAGGAAGCAGATTCAGTTGAAGCAGATGGTGAGACTGAAGATAAACCTAAAGTAGATCCTAAGAAGAAGAAGAAGTTACCTAATAAAGATGACGGTGACGATACTCCAGAGATCTCTAAGATCGGTGAAAGTGCAATTGACTTTATCAAAGCACTAGAAGAACTTGCTAACCCAAAGAAAGGTGCTACTGCTCCAGAACCTGCCGATGATAAAGAATCTAAGAAAGGTAAAGAGTTTAAAGCACTACATAAAACTGACGAACTTGAACATGATGACATGGAAAAGATCGAGAAACCTAAAGAGGTTAAGGTCAAGAAAGAAAGCAAGTTAAACGAGTATGAAGTTATTCGTCAAATTCTTTCTGGGCAAAAACCCGAATAAATTATTGGAGAATAAATTATGGCAAAAGTAAAAGCACCGGCATGGTGTCAAAATGCAGTACCTACTCGTAATGGGTGGGAAGATCCGCATACAGGAGAGTTGTTTATATCAACTAACCACACACAGGAACAGATAGAAGAGTTCCATGGAGTAGTGGTACCTGCACCTGCCCCCGAACCTGTTGTAGAAGAAGTTGTTGTCGAAGAAGCACCACAGGTGTTGAACGAAGCACCAGAAAACCACAAATCATTGGACTCAATGACTAAGTTGGAACTGGAAGCACTAGGCAGACAACATGGAGTGGAACTTGATAGACGAGAACTGAAAGCAACACTAATTGGACAACTCAAAGCACTGATTAGTTAAGTCGAGTCTATATTATGAAGTTCTATATTCTCACTTCGAGTGACCTCGAAGGAGTGTGGAGAAACACGCAGGTCATACCGCACGAGGAGACGGTAGTTGTCATTAACTCTCAGAGTGACAACTACCGTGCGGTTGCTGAAAATTTCTGTATAAGAAACTCCCTCGAATACCATATCACCGAATCAGATGGCACTCCCGCAACGGGTAAAAACTCAGTCATCAAACTCTTTCTTGAGAGTGATAATGATTATATGGTTCAGATAGATGGTGATGATCAAATTACTCCACGAGGAGTAAACCTCTATAAAGCAATGTCACAATCAAAAGATTGTCCCGACATGGTAGCACTCTACCGACAACCACGTTTCCGTAAGATATTAGACTTTGATGCATTTATTCATATCATTAATGATCTCCGTGGTGGATGTAATGAGGACTGGGGATTAGAGTATCCTTATGATAAGTCATGGATGTTAAGTCCATCCGCAGACTGGTTAACATCCTTTATGAAAAGGGAGCATAATATCGGCATAGAAAAAGCAACCGAATGGGCAAATGCAAGAACAGCATTTAATAAGGCAATGCAATTATACTCAGATGTAAATGAGTATATGTTGAGAATGGTATTTTACTCTAGAAATATTGCTGAAGAGGTTTGTTTTGATAACAACCTTTTAGTAGGTGAAGATACTATACAATTCTTGAAGTTGAAAAAACTTGCATTCGAAGGCAAGTATAATATACTACGAAGAAAAGAAAGACACTATCCGTCATATGTCCAGTTGAAGAACTACAACTCCATTACCGTATCCCAAAGTAAACAAACCATGTGGGATTGGATACCACCCTTTATGGATACCCTAAATACTATTAAACACGAATTACCCGAAGGGTATTCATTACCGGAATTACACGATGGAACTTACATATAAAACATTTCAATTATGGTCGGCACAGAAGTACTATAATCCTACCTGTATTGATAGTGAAGAATTCTTTAATGATATAAAGAGATTCAAATATGTTAAACGTTTATTAAATAAGTATGCATCATCCGGTGAACTTAGTGAACGATTAATTCTAAATCACCTAATTGTTATTATGAATTGTTGGGGTGCTGAGAACATGGTAGAGATGTTGGCACTCAAGATCGATCCAGTTCATTGGTCAGCACTAAAACCATTTCTAATATTTTTAAAAGCAATAGACACTAACCAAGACTTGGTTGGCATCGACCTAGATAACGTAGTAGTAGAAGCACTGAGAGGGTTATGATCCAACAACAATTTGACCGTTGTGGTGACTGTCACTCATGTTGCAAATCTTTTTCTGATATTGGTGGTGGTGATGATCCTAGACTTATATCTGCCCTCGATATAACATATGAGTATGATAGGTGTAGTCAGTTAAACTCTGATAACCGATGTAACATATATGAGAAACGTCCTAGGACGTGTAGTGCATTCGAGTGCTTGTATCTAGAATCAGATCTTCCAGAGAAGTATATACCAAGAGATATCGGGTTTGTTACCAACGTAAGACCGAATTATGGGTTTGGGATAAACTTACAGATCACACCACATCAATCTAAGTCCAGAGATCTAAATGTAGATGTTTGGGTTGAGGAAAATATAGAACACATAAAAGTAATGAAGGATACTGCCGAAGATATGTGGGGTATGCCCATTGACAAGATAGCAGTATCATGTTATAATGGTGACAAGATATTTGAATTATGATAGAAGCAACTGAATCAAAATGTGGTGACTGTCACTCATGTTGCAAATCTTTTTCTGATATTGGTGGTGGTGATGATCCTAGACTTATATCTGCCCTCGATATAACATATGAGTATGATAGGTGTAGTCAGTTAAACTCT